ACGCCAAGCATTCGTGATGCGGCAGGCATGGTGCATGAAGCAACCACCACCGCAAGCAAGTTTAGTGGCCCAGCAGGCCCAGAGATCGACACATTCACCTACGAACTCACGATGGTGAGGAAAGAGAAGATTGCCAGCGGCAAGGCTACTTTGTTGGCGACCATCAAATACAAGTGTCCTGAAGGGGAGCGCGTTGTGCAATATCCCCGTCATACAAATCTAAGTTTTGAATTAAAAGGGTGACCATGATTCCAATAGTCGCATCCCTCCTTGGTACATTGGCTCAGAACGGTCTGGGCCTTTTGTCTTCTGCGATCCAAGCAAAGGGCAAAGAAGTCGTCGAGAAGACTCTTGGCGTCAAGATTTCCGATAACCCCTCCGACGCTGAAGTATCTAAACTTCGCCAACTCCAATACGACCACGAGGAGCGCCTGCTTGAGTTGGGCATCGAGAAGGCCCGCATTGAACAAGAAGAGTTGGCGGCACTGCTTAAAGCGCAGGCAAACCAAGAAGACAATGTGTCCAAGCGTTGGCAGGCTGATATGGCCTCTGACTCGTGGCTGTCGAAGAATATCCGCCCCGGCACCCTGATCTACATCCTGACCGCTTATTTGCTGTTTGCTGGCCTAAGTGCCGCAGGCATTGAGGTGAACGAGGCATATGTTGCCTTGCTCGGCCAATGGGGTATGTTGGTGATGACCGCCTACTTTGGTGGCCGCACCGTCGAGAAGGTCATGGAAATGCGCAAAAAGGACAAAGAATGAGCCTGAGTGACGAACAAGCCGCATTCCTTCTGGATGCTTGCAAACTAATCGTATATGCCACTGGCCTTGGTTTTAAGGTCACTGGTGGGGAGTTGGCCCGCACACCTGAACAGCAAGCCCTTCATGTCAAGGCTGGTCGCTCCAAGACCATGAACTCCATCCACCTCAAGAGGTGCGCTATTGACTTGAACTTTTTCAAGGATGGGCAGATAATCTGGAACAAGGAAACCCTTGCTCCGCTGGGCGCGTATTGGGAGAATATGCACCCCAAAAACCGCTGGGGTGGTAATTTCAAATCGCTGGTAGATTGCCCGCATTTTGAGCGCAATGTCGGATAAGGAGAAAAAATGACGACCGCATCGGTAATGACATACGACTCCTTGGTCGAGAACATCCAGTCTTATCTGGAGCGTACCGACACCGCTACCCTTGAGAAAATCCCTCTTTTCATCATGCTGGCCGAGCAGATCATTGCCAGCCAGATCAAGTTTTTGGGTAACCTGACGGTCAGCACTAGCACGATGACGGCCACTCAGGCGGTCATTGACAAGCCTGCCCGTTGGCACAAAACCGTTTCAATGAATGTGGTGGTGGCTGGTAGCCGCACCCCTGTCTTGCTTCGCAAGTATGAGTACCTGCGTGAGTATTGGCCTGATGCCACAGAGACAGGCGTGCCCGCATATTACGGCGACTACGACTACACACACTGGCTGGTGGTTCCTACGCCTGCCGCCGCTTACACCTTTGAGGTGTTGTACTACGAGCGGATTCAACCGCTCGATTCTTCCAACCAAACAAATTGGTTCACCATCTACGCCCCGCAGGCATTGCTGTATGGCGCTCTTTTGCAGTCTATGCCGTTCCTCAAGAACGACGAGCGGATGCCCATGTGGCAAGCAAATTACGACCAGATCATGCAGACCCTCAAGCAAGAGGATGTCCAGCGTATTGGTGACCGTCAAGCCGCAGTATTGGATACCTGATCATGTCATATAACAGCCCCTTCACAGGTAATGTCATCCAGCCAACGGATGTCTCTTATCGCCGAATTACTCTGACCGCTGACTTACAGTTGGAGTGGCCTATCAACGGGACTTCGACTGATGATGCCGCCGCTCGAATCATGGAGGTGTCAACTGCATCTACTGCAAACGAGTTGTGGATGCCGCCAGCCAATCAGGCTTCTGTCGGCCAAGATGCGTTGATCCGAAATGTGGGCGCTGTTGCTTTGCTGGTCAAGGACTACACTGGCCTCAACACCATTGTGTCTATAGCCGCTGGCGAAGCCCAGTACATCTACATCACGGCCAATCCAACCACAGCAGGCACTTGGGGAATCATTGCCTATGGTATTGGCTCTTCTGGTGCTGATGCGGCCACGCTGGCTGGATACGGCTTGCTGGCGATTGGTCAGACGCTGAACCAGTCCCAGCCTGTCACCACCTTTTCTAGCGATTACACGGCACTGACAACAGACCGCTCTAACACTTATGTGTGGACGGGTGGTGCTGGTACTTTGACGCTATCAGCCGCGTCTACCCTTGGCGATAACTGGTTCATGTTCTTGCGCAACAATGGAACTGGTGCCTTGACTGTTGCTGGAACTGGCGGAAACACCATCAACGGTTCTGCTTCGTTAATTTTTCAGCCTGCTGATTCTGCAATTATTGTGTGCAGTGGCTCAACCTTCTACACCGTTGGCCTTGGCAAATCAACTCAGTTTGCTTTTACTCAGTTGACCAAGAGTGTCACTACTGGCAGTTACACATTGACTTCTGCGGAAGCGTCTAATGTGATTCAGAAGTACACAGGAACCCTGACAGGCAATGTGACCATCATTGTTCCTCAGACGGTGCAGGTTTACTACATCCAGAACGCAACGACTGCTGGTGGGTTTACCTTAACGATCAGCACAGGCGTGGGTGGTGCGTCTACGGCCACGATTGCCGCAGGTAATCAAGCCACGCTGATTTGCGACTCGGTGAACTTGTTGAACGCCAACACCGTACTGGCTGGTTCTTCGGCCATCAGTTTGCTCAACGGTACGGTTTCTAACCCTTCGTTGAACTTTGCGTCTGAGCCAACGACTGGTATTTATCGCGCCGCCTCTGGTGAGTTTAACCATGCAATTCTTGGCGTGTTGCGCTCCACCTTGTCGGCATCTGGCTTGGCAATTGTTGGCACGGGTAACTTTACGGGTGGCGTTTCAGGCGGAGTATTCACTTGACCAAAAAAGTTCTTACGATTGACACCCTTGCTGGACTTCAGAGGGATGGCACTATTTTTGACTTGAACTTTTATACCGCTGGTAAATGGGTTCGGTTTCAGCGTAACCGACCCCGCAAGATAGGTGGCTACCGCGCCATCACAAATGATGTGTTTGGTTACTCTCGCGGCATTTATGTCAACTCTGTAGACGGCATTAACCAAATTTTCAATGGCTACAACAACGGCTTTGAAGTTGTAAACATTGACAACGCTGGCGTGGGCGCGGGAGTTAATGAGTTCACATTCACTGGTCTGATCCTTACGACCAACACATTGGTTGGCGGTACGCTGTACACAAACGGCACATACACAAATGTGACCTTGACTGGCGGCTCTGGTTCTGGGGCCAAGGCCACCATCGTGGTGTCTGGCGGTTCTGTGACCACAGTGACCATTACGACTGCTGGCAATGGGTATGTTGTTGGCAACACCTTGAGCGCAACAGCCGCAAGCATTGGCGGGACTGGTAGCGGTTTTTCTGTCAAGGTTGCCACAATCAACAGCGGCTTTACACCAAGCGACTTGAACCTGTGGCAGATTGATTCATCTTTTGATGCTCAAGGCTCTGGCAATCAGTTGTTGCTGGCGCACCCCGGGCAGAACTTGGCGCAGATTGACCAAACAGTTAATACCCCTGTGCTGGCTGGAAATATCAACGGAACGGTTCTTTCCCCATTGACGGACACATCTGGCACAACCCCAACAGGCGACATCATTGAGGTTGCGGGCGGTGTGGTTGTCTTGCACCCGTATGTGTTCGTGTATGGAGACAACGGCCTGATTAAGAACTCTGTTGCTGGCAATCCATTTGATTGGAACGGCCCAGACGCAAACGAGGTCAATGTGGCCTCCACCAAGATCGTCAAGGGCTTGCCAGTGCGAGGCGGCTCTAACGCGCCTTCTGGATTGTTCTGGGCGCTTGATTCTTTGATTCGAGTTTCATACACCCCAACAACAGTGACGGTCGCTGGAACGCCCCAGACCTTCTTCTGGCGCTATGACATCATTTCTTCGCAGTCTTCGATTTTGTCGAGCCAGTCTGTGATTGAGTACGACGGCATCTACTACTGGTGTGGCGTTGACCGCTTCCTGCTTTACAACGGTGTGGTGAAAGAGATTCCAAACACCTTCAACCAGAACTACTTTTTTGACAATCTGAACTATGCACAGCGTCAAAAGGTCTGGGCAACCAAGGTTCCTCGCTACGGTGAAATCTGGTGGTTCTATCCTTCTGGCGATTCAGAAGAGTGCAACAACGCGGTCATCTACAACATCCGCGAGAACTGCTGGTACGACGCTGGGTTCTCTGATGGCGCAACCCGCACCGCTGGCTACTTCTCTCAGGTGTTCAAATACCCAATCAATGCAGGCGCAACTTTAAGCACGGTTGAGGAAGTTTTTTCATCCTCCATTACAACGATCAACACAAACGCAAACATTGAAGTTCCGCAGACAAACCAAATTGCGGTTGGACAGTTGGTGATCGCCGCAGGCATTCCAGCAAATTCGATCATCACGGCAATCGTTCCTAGTGCTACGGCTGGATTCTTTACGGTTACGCTGACCAACCCAGCAAGTGCATCTGCAACCGTGACTGCATCATTCAATACAACGGCTGGTCGCGTAACGCTGTGGCAACATGAAATTGGCACTGACGAGATCAACAACACCAATGTAAACGCCATCGAGAGTTTTTTTGAGACCTCTGACCTTGGCTGGGTGCAGGGTGGCCCAGCGCAGACCTCCCCAGTGGGCGACAACTACTGGTTGCGCATTGAGCGGATTGAGCCTGACTTTATTCAGGAAGGTACGATGACTGTACAGGTTACAGGTCGCCCGTTTGCTCAATCGCAAGATGTGATCTCCGACCCGTTTGCCTTTGAGCCAACGACAGGCAAGATTGATATGCGTGAGCAACGCCGAGAGATACGGTTGCGGTTTACAAGCAATATTCAGGGTGGTGATTACCAGATGGGTAAGGTGCTATTAAACGCAACCGTCGGCGATACACGCCCATACGGAGGTTAAGATGGCTCTTGCGGTTGTCTATGATCCTCGGTTTCACACCTTTGAGTCGTGGGCGGCGCTGATGTGCGAGGCGTATGCGGGTCAGCAGTTGGTGATCCCTGACTCTCGAACAGATTGGTATCAGTGGGCGGCTGGGTTAAAGGCAATTGATGTCTTCACGAATGAGGGCATCCCCGGCCCCTATATCTATAACAACTGGCAGGATTGGGCGTCGGCTTTGGTTGGCGCTGTCAACCAGCCCACAGAAGGCCCAGACCAATGATAGAGTTCATCGAGATTTTCAACTATGTAGCAAAGGTCGCTCGACCCGCTCACGCCAAAGTTGCCATCGCAGACGCAATGGAAAATACTTTTCAGGAAATTGGGTTGGACAGTCTCGATGGTTTGGTTATGTTGATGTACTTCGACGACCTCTATGGAATTGAAGACGCAGTCAGCAAAGAGTGGACGCCAGCGTCTGTGCAAGAGTTGCACGACCTCGTGATGGCAAACAAAACCAAAGAACCTGCCTCAATGGAAGAAGTGGCCGAGGCTTGCAAATGATCTTTCTGACCCACTACCGCACCGCCTCCACAACCAATGTCGAGTTGTTTGACGACATCGTCTACCCCCAGAAGGTCAACTGGTTTCCTGAAACTTACAACCGAGCCAAGTCTGGCTTGGTCTACGTCCCCCATAAGTTGGCCGAGAAGGTGCTTGATCCTGAGTTGCTGACCTACCTGCGGGAGAACCCAGTAGGCAAGACGGCATTCATCTTGGCCGCAGGCAATGCGCACTTTGCTGGTATCGGCCAGCGTCCTTACGACTCGCGCCTGACTTACACCTACAAGTTCCTGCCGTTCACCCTGACTCAGGTCTACGCTGGCCGTATAGCCCAGTCCTGCGGTGACATGGATATGGTGACCACCGACTCCTCGGCCTGCGCTTCTAGCCTCAAGGTAATGATGGATGTGGTTAACCTGATCGACTTTTACGACTATGACCGCGTCATTGTGCTGACTGTGGAGGACGGTGTCTCAAACGCCGTGCTGGAGTTCTTTGGTGACTCCAAGGCGGTATTGACCGAAAAGCAGGAACAGGAAGGCATAAAGCCATCCGCTTTTGACTCGGTAAACGCTGGGTTTAGGGTTGGTCAGGGAGCCGCTTTTGCGGTGTTTGAGTCCGAGAGTGCCGTTTCCCGCCAGCGGGTTACCCCACACGCCGCCCTGATTGGTGCCTACAACGCGTCAGAACGCTCTACAAACGCGATTGGACAGTGTGAGGATGGTGAGGGCTTCAAAAAGGTTATTGAAGGCGTATTGCACTATTCCCATATTCGGGCAGATGAGATTAAAATCGTTAAAACCCACGGAACTGGAACAGCGTCCAACAACAAGGCCGAAAAGTGCGCCTTGAACCAAACGCTACAAGGATTCATCGCGACCTCGTATAAGCAGAAGATTGGTCATACGATGGGAAGCAGTGGACTCCTTGAAACTTTATTATTGTTGGGCGACATCAAGTCGGGATTTGTGCCAGCGATTGAGAACCGAACTGAAAGCGATTCGGTATTCCTTTCGGAATCGACAAGTCCCCCTGATGGTTTGATAATGAGTCTGGCGGCTGGGATGGGCAACATCTATTCCGCCGCAATATTTAAGGGGCTGTGATGCTGACCGATAGCAAAAAGAAAGAACTGAGTGTTGAGGCGGTCTTGCTGATTGCGGCACAGCAGACTAAGTCTAAGTATTCTGCGGAGCAGGTCTATGCATCTCTCGTAAAAGAGATGAACATGGAGGGCACAAGCACCTATCGCGAAGGCAATACTGTATTCCTTATGCATCACGCCAAGGGGCGTGTCGGTATCTTTCGCGCCCTGAACGCTGACACCGCCAGAAACTATTTGGACAACTCTTACCAATTTATTCAAGACGCATACAAGATGGGTTTTGATATTCTTGTCAGCGACTTTGAAGACCCGACGATTATGAACATTTTCAAGGGCATCTCAAGAAACCCTCCACAAGAGGGCATGGGCTATCGCGCCGAGAGAACCCAAAAAGGTTTTCGCGTGACGGTCAAGTTAGGGCCAGCGCGGCCCGATAAGGAATAAAAATGAGCGCAGTTGTTGAAGCAATTGGTGATGCAATCGGCGATGTATTTGAGGCTGTTGGCGATGTTGTAGAAAGCGTTGTTGATGTTGTCAGTGATGTCGTCGAGTTTGTCGGAGACACCGTTCAAGCAGTCCTTGACGACCCTTTGCCAATGCTTCTCCAGATTGCTGGTGCGGCAGTTGGCATCCCACCTTTTGTTACCTCTGGTTTTGTTACTGCGGCTCGTGGTGGCGACCTGATGGATGTGGTGTTGTCTGCTGGCACATCGTACCTTGCGCCTATGGTTGTTGGCCCTGTTGCGGGAACTGTCTCAGAGACTCTTCTTGATGCAGGGGTTAACGCCACGGTTTCTGACATTGTCTCTACTGGTATTGGTAAGGGACTTGTTGGCGGCGTGGTTGCAGAAATTAAAGGCGGCGATTTTGACGACGGCTTTGCTGGTGGTTTTGTTTCAACCGTTGTCAACAATGGCGTAACACAACTCACCAATTTTGTTTCTGACACTGTACTTAACACGGCCACTGTTGCGCTAGATTCTGTTGGGTCTACAGCAAACAGCACTTTTGTGGCGGCGTATGACGCTGGCTCATCTACCGACGGCGTGGACACAACGGTTGGTAGCACCTTCACTACTACTGTTTCTAGTTTTGACTCTGTTGACACAACTGACACAACCGATACATCGGGCACAACGATTACAACGGGTACAACTGACACATCAGGCACAACAGGAACTACTGGAAATACGGGCAATTTGGATTTAAGTACAGACAGCGGCTCTGGCATAGGAGCAGATGTTGTTTCTCAAGTTACTGTTTCCAATATTGGCGTTGACAACACAGGTGTTGACACCACATTTACTGGGACTACCGACACCACTGGTACTGTTGACACCACTGGCACAACGACCACAGGCACTACAGACACCACAGGCACAGTTGATACAGGCACCACTGGCACTGTGACTACTGATACTTCTGGTACAGGAACTACTGACACCTCTGGCACCACTGGTACGACAAATACTGCTGACACCTCTAGCGGAACCAGTATTTTTGACACAACCCTAAACAACACTGGCACAACAACTGGAACGACACTTACTGGCACAGGCGGCACAGACAGTGTTACTGATTCAGTCTTGAACAGCGGTAGCACAACAGGCTCAACAGTTATCGGTGATTCTGGTGGTTTGGATAGTGTTGCCGACATCATTGAAAGCCTTACCGCTGGTACTGGCGACACAACGCTTGACACGACGCTAGACTCAACAATTGACACAACACTTGACACAATAGGTGATACAGAACTTGATACGACAGACGATACAACTGTTGGCGGGCTAAGTACGCTGAACACTGATTCAACTGATGGATCAAATGTTGTTGCCATAGATACAGACACTGGCGATGTTGTTCTTGATGATACTGTTCTCAACAACAATGTTGTTGCCAGCGATGATGTTGTTGGCGGCTTGACCGCAGTATCAGGCGATCAGGGTACAGACACACTTGCAACTGTAGGCACAGACAAAGCAGGCAATGATGTTGTTGTTCGTGCTGGTGATACTGTTACTGATACAGGCGATACCTCTGGCACAACAGATACCGTTGGCGGTTTGACGCAAGTCCAGTCTGGTAACAACAACCTAAATGTAGACTCAGCCGCAGACGCTACAACAACAGGCGGCTTGAGCCAAGCCACTGGCGCAAAAGATGATGTCTTTGGCAAAATTGTAAAAGGCGCAGTAACGAAGGCCGTGACTGGTGCCCTTAAAAATCAAATCAAGGGCGGCATCAATAAAGCACTTGGCGTTAAGACCGCCAAAACGCCGTCAATTGGTAAAAAGTTGGTGGGTAATATTGCATCGCAATTTGGACAAAAAGTTGCGCCAAAAGCAATGGACATATCAAAATTGATTCGAGTTCCAAGCACAAAGAAAACGGCTCCGCTCAAAGCGAATGTGAGCAAGTTGACACCAGTCTCCAACATATCTGGGTTGTCAACTCTGATTAAAGGTAAAGGATAAGCATCATGGCAATTTTAGAAAAACGCAGAGCAGTTAATCAATTGCCACGGTTTCAAAGGTATCAGGACACCCGTGCTGGTGACCGTGCCGCCGCGTTGCGTGGTGAAACCCCAATTACTTCTGCGATTCGCCAACTGGCTGGCTCAAGTGGCTACGGCCCAATGGGTGAGTCCCAAGGCTTTAATCCAATGGGTGGCGGTGCTGGCCCGATGGGCGGCGCAGGAAAGGGCACAGTCGATAAATTTGGCAACATGGCAGGTCAGCCTAAGACTGCTGTTACATCGGCCTTAAAAGGCTCTACAGCCAACACAACATCCAAGATGCCCAACTTGTCTTCCAAGACTACGGGCACCACTGGCAAGACTTTGACTTCTACTGGCACTGGCGCGGCTAAGACTATTGGCGCAAAGACTCCTACAACTACTGGCACAAAAACAACTGGTTCTAATGTTGGCAGTAAATTGACCAGCGCATTGGCTGGTGCCGCTCTTGGCGCTGGAACCAAGTTGGCAATTGACAAGTTGACTGGTGCAAAAACTTCAAAGACTG